GGAAAAGCAAAAGAAACTTGTCCGTCATGCTTAGGAAATGCAAGTCATAAAATGATTGTGTGTGGTATGACCGTACAAGAAGTAATAAAAAGTTAAGGACTTAAACAAATAGGAGAACAATAATGTTAAAGGAAAAACAAAAAATAGCATATCTTGAAACCAAGCAATATCAAAAAGATTGCACTGAGTTTAATAAAGAACTATGCGATTTATTATCTGATTATGTAAACAGCATGAGCCAATTAAAATTTGATAAATTTTCTGAGGTCGTGCTACCTACTATATTAATACATCATATCAGTAATTACTTTGAGCATCATCTTATAAAAAGCGAGGAATCTGTAGATGCTTTTGTTGAAAGTATAAAAGATACTATAATGGATAATTGTGATATAGAGCATGAGTGTAACGATTATAAATTCATTGAGGATTTAGGAGCAATAGCATGAATATATTAGAATTGTTTGCAGGTTCAAGGTCTTTTAGTAATATTGCTGAGAGTCTAGGTCATAATACATTTACATCAGATATAAACGCATTTGATAAAATTGATTATGTAACTAATATATTAGACTTTGATGTTAATAAAGTACCATTCAAACCAGATATTATATGGGCAAGTTGTCCATGCACATTTTTTAGTGTTGCTAGTATTGGTAAGCATTGGCACAAAGACCATACCCCTAAAACAGAACAAGCTAAATTAGGTGTTAAAATAGTACAAAAGACATTAGACATTATAGATCACTTTAAACCGAAGTATTTTTATATCGAAAATCCAAGAGGTAAATTAAGAAAACTCGATGTTATATCCTCTATCCCATATAGGAAAACAGTTACCTACTGTTCTTATAAAGATAATAGAATGAAACCTACCGATATATTTACCAATGATTTTAATTGGATACCTAGAAATATGTGCCACAATGGTAATAGAGATTGCCATCACGAACCTGCACCAAGAGGGAGTAGAACAGGTACACAAGGATTAAAAGGTAATTATGAGCGTAGTAAAATACCTAATGAATTATGTTTAGAAATATTATCAGACAAGGAGGTGTAATGATAATTTATACAAAGTTATTATCTTATAAAAAGGTCTTAGAAGAGATAGCTAATTGTTCAGACCAAGCAAACCCAATTTATTTAAGAAAAATAGCAAGAGAGGTATTAGAAGATGACAAAGAGTAAAATACTAGCCGAGATTCAGAAAATGATAATGGGTTTAGCAGAATCAGAGCGTAGAGATGTTTATAAATTTATATTCCACTTTATTGATAACATGGAAAGTTCAACAATAGATATATCAATCAAACAATTCAAAAGGAGATAATATGAAAATGCCTAGAGTATATATTAAGGATTATGTTTTAATAAAATATGAAAAGGAATCTAGTAAACTTAGAATGTCTGGTGGCAGTTGGACAATTAATGTAGAAAAATTTCCACTTGCAAAGTATCATACTATTCGTTATATTACAAGGCAGTATGTCTACGATATAGATACAGAAGATGCACTTGCTAATGGTTTTTTTAAAAATCTAGGTGGTGAAAAGAAATTAGTCGTACCTATTAAACATTGGAGAAGAATAGAATATGCCCTATCCCTTTATAAAAAACATATTGCCTAAACATAAGGAGAATAATGATGTTAAGGATGAACCGAGAAAAAAATACAATAAAGACATCCGTAAAAAATTATTGTGCAAATTATGATGCAGGTTATAAATGCAGTGGTGTTATGATTGATAAAGACCTCAAGCAGTATATTGATGAGGATTATTATAATAAACCATGCAAGATCGCTAACGGAGAAGATTGCCAATATTATAACAATATAGTAAGAAAAACAGCAGGTTTCTAAAGGAGGAAAAATGAAAAGTGCATACTATTGTATGATACCAAAAACCATATTACACCACCCTAAAATAAAAGCTAATGCTAAGTTAGTATATGCAGAGATTATGGCTACATTAGGAGATGATGGTGTATGTACAAAAAGAAATATACATTTTGCTAATGTATTAAATATATCTAAGGATACAGCATCAAGAGCCATATCAGAACTTAAAAGTTTTGGGTTTATTCATGTATTATTAGAGCTAGAAAAAGGCACTGAAAAGTTTCTTAAAAGATATATTACCCCTATGCAGAATTTCCTATGGGTAAATCAAGATGCTTATACCCCCTATATGCAAAATACAATAGGGGTAGCTAATTCTTCAGCAGGAGAAGATGCCTTGAACTATATGCAAAATACGCAAACATTATTATATAATAATAATAATACAGATAAACTATATACCAATGGCAAAAAACCCAATACCCCTATTAATAAATCCATCAATGATAAACAACTGATTGCATTAAAGAATGTGGCATCTAATTTTTTAGATACACAAAAGAAAAAGTTTCCACATTTATTTTCAGATAAAGATGAAACAGATTTGATTAATAAGTCAATTAATACTTTGTATGATTTAATTAAGAAAGATAGCATTGATTATAATACAGTTTGTAATGTCTTAGATTTTGTATTGGGAGATAATTTTTGGCATTCTCAAATTACATCGTTACATACTCTTAGGAGAAAATCAAATAATGGTAATATTAAATTTCATAACATTTTAACAGCTTATAAAGCTAGAGGGGGTTAAGTATGACATTTGAGGAGAATGGAATATTTGTAAATGGAAGTGGACAAGTAAAGACTACTTGCCCTAAATGCTCACATACTAGAAGAAATAAATCAGATAGGTGCTTATCAGTAAATGTAGACGAGGGTGTGTGGCATTGTCATCATTGCAGTTGGAAAGGATCACTAAAAGAAAAAGTTAAGGACTTAACCTTACCACCCATTGAAAAACCTAACCCACCTAAGACAGAATTACCCGAAGAAGTTTACAAGTGGTTTGAAGATAGATGTATAACTAGGGCAGTGGTTGATGCAGAGAAAATAGGTTATGAAAATAGGTGGATACACTTCCCCTTTTATAAAGATGAAGAAGTAGTTAATATTAAATCACGGACAGCAGATAAGAGATTTAAACAATCTAAGAATGCTGAGAAGTGTTTTTACAGATTTGATTCTATGAAGGGTATGGAGACTATTATAATTACTGAGGGCGAAATGGATGCTTTATCGCTTGTACAAGCTGGTTTTATGAATGTTGTATCAGTACCAGATGGTGCCCCTGCAAGTGGCTCAAATCCAACAGATAAGAAGTTTAGCTACCTGCTATCAGCAGAAGAACATCTAATGAATGCAGAAACGATTATATTATGCACTGATTCAGATAGTGCAGGTAAGTTTCTTAGAGATGAGTTATCAAGAAGAATAGGTAGAGAGAAGTGTTTTAGGATTACATATCCCGATGGATGCAAGGATATGAATGATGTACTTGTAAAGCATGGAGAAGATGAGGTTCAGAGTATCGTATCTAATGCACATCCATATCCTATTGATGGCGTTGTAATGGTGCAGGATATTGAAGATGATGCTATTGATTTATTATTAAAGCCTCAACATAAAGGTTTATCTACAGGTTGGAGTGCTGTTGATCCTCATTATTTGGTTAGTCCATCAGAGGTTACAGTGGTTACAGGTGTACCTAATATGGGTAAATCAGAGTGGATGGATGCGTTAATGATTAATATGATTCAATCATATGGTTGGAGATTTGGTATATTCTCAGCAGAGAATTTTCCAGTTGAGCATCATTTACTTAAACTGGTAGGTAAGTTTTCGGGTAAGGCATTTTGGGGAGAAGATAAACTAAATGAAGAGACAGCACGAAGTTCTATGAAGATACTTAACGACCATATTAAGTTCATAGGTACACAAGAGGATTCTGTAACTATTGAATCTATAATGGAACAAGCTAAGATACTTAACTATAGATTTGGTCTAAATGGTCTTGTTATCGATCCGTGGAACACGATTGAACATAAATATGGAGATGGAGAGAATGAGACTTTATATATATCAAGAGTACTTTCACAGCTTAGTGCGTTTGCCA